TGATACATCTGCCGTTGCCAGCATCAACTAAGAACAGCATCTTACTGCTCATAACCGTTCTTGCTCTGGGTTAAGATTTTTCACGAATTGCTCAGGATCCCTTTCTGACTTGTGTACCCAATGATAGCGCATCATCTCGAAAATGGGATCCCACATGGGGATACAGACATAATCCTTCATGTATGTCTCGCAGCAAGTTCCTTCAGTTCCTTCGCTGTCAGTTTATCTAACTGCTCTGTGAAATGATCTAGCAGCAATTGTTTGTATTGTTTCTTAGTCATAGTATTGTTGGATCACTCGTTCAACTTGTTTTTTGTCACAACCGCAAGGAGCATTGCGTAGACATCTACGAATCAATTCGTTATCGCTAATAGCAGGTTTGATTGTAAATCCCCACTTATCAACTTCACCTTCTGTAGGTGCTTCGACGTAATCAAATTCACTTGGCATTAATCTCTTTGCCTCCAGTCATCAGGTTTGTCTTGGTGAAACCAACTCTTGATATCGTCAGCATCGGTGAATCCCTTTCTATGATTGGATGGGTCGGGATCTCCTAGTCCCATCCTATTCAGAAAATCGTCGGTACTACCTTCTTCAATTTCTTGAGAAGATTGTCTTCGTGCTTTTTGTAACCAGTCTCTAGCAGTTGTATGAGACTTTGCCAACTTCTCTGCCCAGATCATGTCATCTAGTTTTACCTCTTCACCATTGGCAATACATTTACAAATGAACTCTAAGCGCAGTCGGTACTGTGTAGAAAGCAAAAGTTTTCTCCTCAATCAAGTTTATTTAGGACTCATCCGACATCTTTGAAAAATTATTGATCTTTTCAAACTTCAGTGTTCGTAAGAACTTATCAACAAGAATGTCTCCTTTATGTGATATAACAAACGCATTAGTGTCTTTTCCAAGACCACGAAGAATCTGAAGAAGTTCTCCAGTACCAGCAGCATCTAGCGAACTATCAAACACCTCATCAAGAATGAGTAAATTAGTAGCAACACTATTTTTCATACGAGCAACTTCACGCCAAGTAAACAGAAGTGCTAAATCAATCTTCTGCTTCTCACCTTCAGAGAATGATGCATATGAAAACTCATCCCTGAAGCGACTCTTGATGACTTCATTGAACTCTTCATCGAGTGTGAAGTTAACAAAGAAGTCCATTGATTGGAGATACTTATTAATTAGTTGATTGAAAATGGGAATATATTTTTTGATGATTCTACTTTTGATTCCAGAATCTTTGAGCAGTGAAGAAATCACATGGAACTCATCTAATCTCTGACTGACTGATGCACAATCAGTTTTTGTTTTTGCATACTCATCTTCAACATTTTGTAGATGTTCTTTTTCTTTATCGATGTTAGGAGTATGTTCCTGCAACTTTACAAGTTCATCTTTAATGCGAAGATTATCAAACTCTAGTCTAACGTAGTCACGGTCAAGTGCAGTAAGGTTACTGGAAAGTTCTTTAAGTTTCATAGACTGTTCAGAAATTTCAGTCACAATCTGAGTCGCTTCAGTAACATCTACATTGAATTGAACAATCTCTTCAGCAACTAATTTGCCAGAGTTTGTCAATTTATCAATTTGAGTATCCTTAAAGGCACCACTAATATCTTGTGTACATGTAGGACATACATCATGTCCCTTGAAAAACTTCAGGTCTTTAGAGATAATTTTTAGTTGGGATTTTCTATCTGACTGACCTTGACGCAAAGATGATAAAGTTTTTGCTGCGGCATCATAGTCACCAATTTTACTTTCGGTATCTTCAATATCTTTCTCTACAATATACTTATCTTCATGCACTTTCTTCATGAGAGAAAGATTCTCATCATACTTCTTCTGTTTTTCTTCTTGACGATTCTGATTTACTTCTTCAAGAGAATAGATTAATTTTTTCTGAGCATGGACTTTACCTTCGGCAAGAGTCAACATGTGAGAACAATCTTTACTTTGACCTTGTGATGCACGAATACGATCTTTCAAAAGACCATTCATATTCGAGAAGATATTAATGTCTAGTAGATCTTCAATCACCTCTCTCCTATGAGAGGCAGAAAGTTGCATGAAGGGGACAAAGGTACTAGAACCAAGAATGACAACTTGGGTAAATGACTTATAGTTAAGTTTGAGTACGGATTGCTCAAGATACTTTTGCGTGTCTTTGGTTGCTGCATCCTGATCAACCAGTTTATTATTTTTGTAAAGTTCAAAGACATTAGGTTTAATACCTCGGAATACACGGTACTCCTCACTACCAATACTAAACGTAACTTCTACTTTGGCATCCTTTTCGTTGATGCTATTAACTAGTTGAGGTTTGTTAATCTTACGGAATGCTTTTCCAAACAAAGCAAAACACAGGGCGTCCAACATAGTGGACTTCCCTGCGCCATTAGAACCTACAATAAGTGTTGAGGATGACTCGCAAAAATCAATCTCAGTCCACTGGTCTCCTGTTGAAAGAAAGTTTTTCCAGCGGATGGTTTCAAATGTAATCATTACGGGGGGACAATCAGATCATCTTTTTCAATAACGGAATAACTATATCCGTATGTGTTACAGTTGATAGCAACAACGTCTTTGTCAACTTCAAAAATTTCTAGTTCATCTTCATAATCATCGGCAAGTAGTAGTTGTACATACCGTTCTGCGTCGTCACGATCTTCAAATACAGTAACAGTTTTGATTTTATCTTTGCTGTTTACGGCATAGATACCGCCTGAGTTTGTGTCTGTTAGAACGAACATTAGATTTCAGATGCTTCCATGTATAGGGATCTCATTAGATTCTTAACATTAGTTTTGCTAACCTTAAGATCTATTTCATCTATGTAGTTATCTAGGAGAGTCATAGTGTCTTCGGTTTCCAACACCGAATCACTAGAGACTTCTGCATTAAGGTCTTCGATGATTTTTAAATCACCCAAAGACATTGATTGAAGTTGATTGACTGTGTAATCAAACTTTGCATAATCTCCCTTCTCTTCTACGATCAGTTTGACATATGCTCCTTGTAGTTCGCTAGAATCTGGCAAACTTACTCCATTATTGTAGTACACTTTATGGAAAGTGTCAAATGGATTTCTAATAAAAGTTGTTCTCAGAGTGTCGGTATCAAATACATGGAACCCTCTTTTACATCCATAGTCATTCCAATATAACTGATATGGATTACCCAAGTAAGACACATTACCTTTACTAGATTTCATGTGATAGTGTCCAGAAAATACTTTCTTAAATTTTGAGAACGTATTCTTATCCATACCACTTTCCATTACATGTCCAGGGTGTGCTTCAAAACCATTAAGTTCTAAGTGTCCCATGCATACTTCTGCTTTAGTAGTTCCTACTTCTTCAAGAACTGCTGCACGATTTTCATCGCAAATCCAAGGCAGAAGGAGTATAGGAAGACCATCGTAAACAGCAGTGGTGGGATTATCGATGACACTGATGTTTGTGTACCCTGCAAGTAACTCACTTGGGGCATTAACTCGCAAAGTATTTTTGTAATATATGTCATGGTTACCTACTAGCATACGCATTTGTACACCTAGTTTACTTAAAGGATCAAACCACATGTCCTTTGCTGCTTCCAGAGACATGAAGTTGATTGACCTACGCTTATCAAAAGTATCTCCAAGAGCAATCACTTGCTCGATGTTAAACTTTTCGATGTACGGTATAACTACCTTGGTATAAAATTTTCTATAACTCTCAATAAAATACTGATTGTCGTTACGAACACCAAAGTGTTGGTCCGTAATCAATAAGATCTTCATCGTTTCGAGTTCATCTCCACACGGGACTTGATCTGATTATACCCTGTATCTACATCCCCGTCAATACTAAAGACGTGATCGTAACCAGATTTCTCTAGAATCTTGTCTTTGATCTCCATCTGTCTTTTTTCTTTTTGGATCCTTCTTAAGAATGCATAGTATACAATCTGTGTAAAGTATGCAAACGGATTTTTAGATTTGTCAGGATCAAAGTTATTGATGTATTGAATGCAATTTTCAATGCCATCGCAAATCATATCCTCCTTATACATGTAGTTAATGAAGTTAGGACGATATGAAAGATGAGTTGCAATCTTTAAGAAGCACCCACCAATATAATTATTGACTCTGGGTTTCTTAGGACTATCCCATTTCTTAAGAGCTTGCACCTGTTTGTTGTGGGGAAGATCTTGAAATCCAGGAATCTCTTTCTCTGCAGCAGAAATGAGTTTCTTTTTATATACAATTATTGCAGCAAGAAACTCTTGATTGTCAACATAATGTTGTTTTTGTTTTTTAACAGTGGTTTTCATATGTTATCTGCTTTGTTAATATTATAACATACTTGACAGAATCGTCAAGTCTCTGTAGAATAACCATGTAAGGGTTCAGAGAACTACTAGCTTCTATAGATCTTCTCTAGGAGCTTTCTTGCTTCATTAATTTTACCTAGGTAACCCATCTCGGGTTCTAGATCTTTTTTAGATGACTTCTCGTCATCTTCACTAAGAATAAAAGCTTCGTATAAGTATGAAACTTCTTTACTCATTGAGGTTACCGTAAGAATATCCTTCTCACGTAAAATAAAGAAGTCCTCATTAGAAAACTGCATCCATTTAGAAAACCCTACTCCACGAACTAGTTT